GCTTTTTCAGAACTCGTAGTATAAGAAGTTCTAGTAATATTGGCATTTCCTTCAGGTTCATTAGCCAATTCAAATTTAAATACAGTTGCACCTTGAGTAATAGTAGCACCAGCAACTGATGTAATACTGAAGGTTCCCATATAGGGAGAATCTACGATATCAAGATAACTATTTGAATCAATTGGAGAATCATCTCCAGTTCTAGATGGATCGAAGTAATAAGAGATATTAGTTACAATATCTCTATCAACTTTTAGTTTTACCGTTGGGTTTGGTTGACCAGCACCAGTAACACCAGGAGTTCCAACTCTTTCAATAGAGTTGAATGAATATTCAAGTTTAAAGAGATTATCCTTCGAGAATGATAGGTTTGAACCAACCATTGAGGAGTGAGAAACATCAAATAAGTACTGGTGTCCATAGTACATTTTAAGTACAGGAGATTTAGCAAAGATACTTACATTTGCTGCTGTGGTTGCTGGATCTGTCTGAGCAACAGCATTTAACTTATAAGTAAATTCTCTATTACTTACAACTTGATCAACAACAAAAGAACCGTCATATTCATCATATGCAACCGAATTGAGTTGTTGAGTTGGATTACCATCAACTAAAATATTATCACCAATAGAGAGATAATGCCTATCTCCAGTAATAACGTATACTTCATCTGTATTAGCAACTGCTGTTACCTGAAGAACTTTATCAAGTGTTGCGATGAGAGTGATCTTAGTTACACCAGTTAAATTAGTAATTTGTGCAGTAGTTTTTGCACTATTAAAACTAATATCACTAGATGTAATATCAACAACAGAACCAGGAATAAAGGAAGAAGAACCAGAAATCTCTACAATTTTAACACTGTAGTGATCTGTACTAAATGGTTTGAATGTTGCAAAACTATCTAAATTTCCACCGCCACCAGTAGCATCAGTTCTATTCAAATTATAATCGTCTAAATCAAAATCAAATGTTCCAGGAGTGGTATTGACAACGTCTTTAAACTCATAATCAGAAACCACATTGATATCATTAGGAACAGGACCTTCAATACCATATGTGCTCTGTTCACTGAATTGAGATGTAGAAAGTACACCTGTGTTCAAATCATTTGACCACAGATTGTTGTTGACCGCAAGATATACTTTTTTGTTTGTTCTATCAACTCTTAATACATATCCACTATTCACAAATTGACCAGAAGTGTTGTTCAATGTAAGTTTTGAACCAACAGTAATATTAAAGTCTTGATTAATTGTCAGTTCTTGTACATTGTCAATTTTTGTTGTAGAAGTCGTCTTCATGTAATAACGATTCTTGACAACTGCAGTCAGTTTAAGTTTTTGAGATCCAGGAGAAGGAACAGTTGCAGTTCTAGAACTCCATTCGTCTACGCTATATGCTAAAGTTTCTGTACCTTGAGTCAGTGAAGATGTGGCATCTTCAAAATCAAGACCTTGAAGACCTACACCGCCGAGAGTAAATCCAACATTGCTTACAGTTAATGATGATCCTGTAACAGGAGTAACTGCGGTTCTTACAAATCCAATTTGAGTATTGGTTTGCAATCCTTTATCACCAAGTCGTTCAGAATCAGAATCTTTATCAGACTTCAATCCCCAACCAACATAATCAATATAATCATATCTCTTCAGATTGGTAGTGAACCAAGCATCATCAGTCCAATCGTATGCGAGAGCAAAAGTATCTGTAGGAGGTAACGCATCAGCATCAGAAGGAACTGTTGGAGTTACTGCACGATTTCTCAGACGCAGATTATCAATATATCCTTCTAATTGTTCATTGGAACGGAATTGACCTGTAGTAGCAGATTTACCAGGAATATTACCAATATAAAGATCTTTATTACCCAGTGACGTATTAGCAATAGTACCAGTAATAACTGAAATACCGTTTACATATACAGTGAATACATTACCATCTTTTTTAACGCCAATAAATTGCCAAGAATTATTAGCAAACATTGTGGTGGATACAGACTGGAAAGGACTGCTAGCAGAATTAATTGATGTTGAATTATTTGTAACTACTAACTCCAATTTGCCATTTGCATGGTCATAGTATAACCAAAGTCCACCAGTAGCGTCTGTCGCATCACCAATGTTTAATAATGTATACTCAGTTTGACTATTAGATCTAAAATTAGATCCATCTTTGTACAGCATATACTCAATGGTCCAATTATCATTGAGTTTTGTTCCTAAGGACGCTGCTGGGACCTTGATAGCGCCATTTACCCAATCTCCAACAGAAGATACTGTAGCGGCATCAAATGTCAAAGAAGCGCCACCACCGCCGCCTAGGCGTGCATCAGTAATAGTAAATGTTTCGTCTACAGCATAACCAGAACCAGGATTAACAATAGTAACTGTTGCTGCACCATTAGCAGCAACTACAACGCTAAAGGTAGCACCTGTACCAGAAGCATCTGTACTAAAGTCACCAGTACCAATAGTATATGTTCCTGCAGTTCTAGAAGAATCAGCAGCACTGACTGTATCAATTGTTAAGAGGCGACCTGCTGTGGCATCCTTACCAAGAATTTTTGCATAACCACCCTCATACTTGACAGAATCACTACCTGTTGCACTAAGAGTGGATAGAGTATAATGACCAGTTTTATCAGTAGCATCAGAAGCAAACTCACAAAGCAATTCATTTCTATTCCACTGAGTTTGACCAAATACGTATGGATCTCCAGAGTTATCTACCGTAATTGCGTGAACAGTAATACCTTCGATGCGATTCTTATCAAAATTATTATTAGTATGTTTTTTCAGTTTACCATCATATCCAATTTTTACACTATCAACAAGTTTTTGATTAGTGGTACTATCAGTTCTAGTAAACGCAATATTTAAATCTCCGAAAATATCAATTGTACTTCTAGTGGCAAGTTCAATATTGCTACCAGATGGAGTGAGATATCTATAATTCCAGAGTAAATCACCACTTGCATCTAATTTACCAACCCAGAAACTATCTTTAGTTGCATTATTGGTCTTAAGAGCCAAAGTAGCAGTGATATAAAATTCATCGAATTCATCAACTGCTAAACTGGTATTTCTAAAGGAATAAACAGTATTATTAATCTCCTTAATCCATTCAATAGAGATTGCAGATGTACCTACAATCGCTTTACCAAAAGCAACTTTGGAATCTGCTGCACCGTCAGAAGCAGCGGTTTCCATAATAAAATAAACTGCATCATTAAGTACAATCAAATCTGTAACTTTCTCAGATCCTGAAGCAGATGCAATCTTTCTCTTAGCAGCAAAATCACCAGTGGAATCAATAGATGCAATAAATGCGTCTTGGGGATTTGCAGAGTTTGTATTTGTGTAACCACCAATAATATAACGAGTATCGGAATATTTTTTGAGTGTGGTGACATAATCAGCTCTGGTAGAACCAGAGATACCAGAGTATTCTTTCTGGAAACTAAGTGTTGCACTAAGACCATCGGTGCTTTGTACATACTTTGCCAGAATAATATCAGGATTGTATGCAGCATTAACTTGAATATTTGGTCTAGTTTGTCCAACCAACCAAATATTGTTTCCACTAACATCTAATTTTGTAAATTCTGTATAGGTTTGTCCTACGGTACTTTCAAGAGTTTTCTCCCACTCCTTAACACCAAGTTCAGAGAATTTTGAAACAAATGCAACTTCATTGTTAGTAGCATCTACAGTTTTTCCACAGAAGAAAACTTCTTTGTTATCATTAACAAAAACATCATTAATTTTTACATATTCCTCATGCTCAACTAAAGAAACATAGTAATTTGCTTTTTTGAAAATTTGTGGATGGGATAAAATAACACGAGGATTTTTAGTATATCCAGATCCAGCATTTACAATGTTAACAGTATCAATAGATCCAACTGTTGTTGTAACTGCCTGAAGTTCTGCAGATTCACCGTCACCATCAATAATAATTGTGGGAGGAATTTCAGAATCATATCCAGACCCAGTTTGAGTAATTATAATTTCTTCAACACCTTTAAGTTGTCTGACGACGAAACTCTTATTTGTTTCATCCATTACAGGTGTATAATCAACATATACAGAATCACTTACAATCAGATTGTGAGGAGTCGATGTTGTTAATACGCCATAGAATTTATCTTCAACTGATTCAAACGTATATGCACTAACGGTCTCACCTTTGATTCTAGAGACCCTTGCAGATACACCACTTCCATCAGTATCGGAATTGTCGAAGGTGAGGATGTCATTAACCTGATAACTCTTACCAGCATCTTCAATGATGAATCCTGTTACGGATGCATCTTCAAATTTAGTAGTTGTTTCAACTTCAATATCAACTTTAGAATCAAATCTAACTTTGGGGAAGTAATCAAATAATTGTAATGGAGATTCCTCAAGAATTTGATCAGGATCATCAGTTTCATCCTGACTGATAATACCATCTCTATTTTCATCTTCTACATCAAATAATAAAATGTCTCCGCTTTCTGTAGTAAGAGAATTTGTTGATACATTTGGTGCTCTTTCAACATCAATATCAACATTTTCGTAGGGGTCACGATATCTAATAACACCTGTGGGAATATTTTGCTGAATTGCATCTTTATTCAAATTCCAAGAATCTACAATGGAATTAAAACTAGGTCCAATTACATAAGGGAATACTGGATTACCATTTTCCGTTGTATCGATAGTAATAAAATAGCAATATCTTCCATCAGGAAAATCTGGTGTTTTACAGAAACGACCATTATATTGATCTAAATCACCCAGACCAAAAGAATATTCATAATCTTCAACAAAATTACCAGCAGGTTCATCACTCAACGATGGTCCAGCAGTTCTAACTGGATTTGGATTGCTAACCGAATCTTCAACAAGATTAGTTTTTAATCTATAAGAAGTATTCAGTCTAACAATATTTGAAGACTGATTCGTTGGATCAACATATCCATAAGGACCATAAATTGGATTACCATCAAATGCCCATCCAATAATTGGAGAGTGTTCTAATTGAGTTTCTTGCTCTAAAATAGATCCAGTAAGACTTTCAAATAAATTATCACCAAGAATATATCTCAATCTCTGTGGATTGGACAAATGAGCGTATTCACCACCATATTGATTATTATATCCAGCAAACACTGCTCCCTTTGCAGAATCAAATGTTGTGGTTTCTTGAAGGTTATAAGTCCACTTAAAGATATTTGGAGTAAATGTAGCGCCAGAACCAACAGAAGTCAAATTAATAACTGTAGTTCCCTGAACGTAATTAATACCTCTATTAATAATTTCAATACCAGTTACTCTTCCAGCATTTTCACCATCAGTGTCAATAGTTGCACGAGCAACTGCACCAAAACCATCACCCTGAATAGTAACCTCAGGAGCAGTCGTATATCCACTGCCTGCTGAGATGATAGCAATAGAAATAATTCTACCATTACTTACAATCGCTTGAGCAACTGCTCCAGAACCAGAACTAAGAGTGACAGTTGGATTGGAAGTATAAGATTCACCACCATTGGTGATAGCGATAGATTTAACAGGTCCTCTAACAGAAGCAGTTGCTGTAGCACCAGATCCACCACCACCGACAATAGTAATTGTTGGTTGAGATGTATATCCCGTACCGTTTGTATTCATAAGAATACTAGATACAACCCCCCTAGTAACAACAGCAGTTGCAGCAGCACCAGATCCGCCACCGCCAACAATTGAAACAAGAGGAGAAGACGTATAACCACTACCACCATCATTAACAATGATTTCAGTAATAGAACCATTAACAGTTACTGTACCAGCAGCACCTGTACCACCCCCACCAGAAATAGTAATATTTGGAGGAGATGCTGAATCATATCCAGATCCTGCATTATCAATATTGATTGATGTTACTGGACCAAAAGTTTTTGTAATGCTGGACTTATAAGACCAAATAGATGTTCCATTAATCCAAGTTCCAATAGCACCAGGAGAAATATTGTTTTTAACCGAAATAGTTTGAGATGCTAATGGGAATCTATTAAGTTTACGCTGGTTTCCAGGTAAAAGAGCAGATCCAGGGAAAGGACCAATATTATAGTTTGGAATACCAGTAGATGCCACATAGACATAATTATCATTGAAAAAGGTATTCTGAATATTCGTGGTATATGGACCAATAGAATTTAAAACTGCAGTATTATCAGACTTACCTTTATTGAGGTCAACAGAGACAAGAATATTACCTTGAGGAACTACTTCTGCAGGTTGTGCAAGTTGATATTGGAAAACAGTATCACTATCTCTAGATGTTACCAAGAAGGTTCCATTGAAAAGAATTGGATTTGCACCGTAAACTGTTACCTGGTCTCCAACCAAAAGACCATGATTATTTTCACAAGTAACTGTAGCAAATCGATTATCAACACCACCAAAAGCGATATTATCAACTTCAATTAATTTTTTGACATTATACAACCAAGTTTTTAATTGAGGTTTGGTAGATGTACCACCAAGTTTAGATACTGACAATTTATCGCCAGAAAGATAATAAGATCCAGTATCAGTTAAGGTTGTCTGTTGTGCATCAACAATACCTACAATATTAAGAACAACTTCTTGAGCAGTGCCTTTATTTACATAAACAACCAAATTAGAAGTTACTTCAGTAGCAGAATCCCAATCTTCAACAATATTATTGACAGAGCGTGTACATTCAATAAACTGGTTTAAAGATTTCTCTTTATACTGAATTACTTCTGAGTTACCAATAACAAATTCACCGTTTCTCTCTGGCCAACCAATCGTAGAGTCTACAGTGATAATACTGTCAGTTGCATTCAAAGGTTCTGCAAGTTTTGTTTTATATGGAACTACAAAACTTCCTTGAATAGTTTCTTCGGAAAGAACTAATTCGTAAAGTTCAACGTTAGAAGTTTTAATAGAAATAAAGTTTTCAATTAAAGCACTTGCTGCCTGAATATTAGGATCTGCAATACTAGACTCTTGAGTAAGGAGACCATCTTTGATATTAGTTGGATCACCACTAACTAAGGTTGCACGAAGAATAGTATCAATAGACCAAGTTGCTGCAGATGGTTTTGTAATTTGATCTTTTGGATAAGAAACTGTTACTTGTTCACCATACAGAAGTTTAAACAAGTATGCAACACTAAAAGAAGTACCTTTAGTAGAATAAAAATCTTTTACCGATTTAATTGCATTTCGTACATCAATTTTTTTATAATCAAGTTCAGGAACATCTGGTAAAAATTGTTCTGTGTATTTATCGAGAAGTCTCTTAACAAATAAAGCATCTAAACATTTTACTTCTGCATTCTCCATTGCTGCAGATGCAGTTGTATTATTAGAAAATACTGCGTTTCCACTTTCAGTATATCTTACAATACCACTAGACGCTCTAGCACACCCTTCAAATTTAGCCTTAGTAAATCCACTTCCTTTTTTAGAAACAGAAAATCCTGTAATTTCATTTAAACCAATTTCAACAGATGCTCTAGCTTCTGGAGGATTTTGAATAATGATTGATGGTGGATTAGCTGAAGAATATCCACTACCAAAATCAGTAATGTTAATATCAGTAATTCTTCCATTAAAGACTGAAGCAGTTGCTGTAGCTCCAGTGCCACCGTCTTCTCTATTATCAACAATATAGACAGATGGGACATCATCATATCCAGAACCACCGTCAAGTAATTCAACGGATACAATTCTACCATCACCATCTACAAGAGTTTCTAATACCTGAGCACCTACGGGATCAATAACAGCAATTCTAGGTACACTGGTATATCCCTGACCAGCATTAATAATATTAATAGAAGTAACTTTACCATCAGTAAGAACTGCCTGCAAAACTGCTTTTACAGGATTAGTTCCAGTTGGTTCGTCAATATAAATGCTTGGAACAGTTGTATATCCCGATCCACCATCTGTTACAGGAATAGTTCCACTAACACTACCATTAGAAAGTGTTACACTTCCTAATTTTGCACCACCTGGTTGTTTAAACGAAACCCTAGGAGTAAAAGTATATCCGCTTCCCGAATTTTCAATTTCAATACTAGAAACTGAACCATTTGTAACAATTGCCTTTAATTTGGCATTTTTAGAATCAGACGTTGTAGAAGACTGAACAACTACCTCTGGAGGATTGGTATCACTATACCCCCTTCCACCGTCAAGTAAAACAGAATTTTTAACACCATTTACAAGTGCCGTGGCTGCTGCACCAGATCCTGTATCAACACCTGTAATAGTAACTTTAGGAGGATATTTGTACTCATACCCAGAACCTGTAGAATTGATACTAATAGAATCTAATTCACCAGAATTGCTAATACGAGCATAACCAATAGCACCAGAACCAAAATCTGGAATGGGTGCTTCAATAGAATACAAAGATAAAATTCTACCATTTAATGGTGCTTCATTAAAGATGAATAGATTTTTATCGATAAAATAATCTTGCTTAGGTACTAAAAGATTATTATCGTAAACTGCTAAAATATATTCATCTGCGATTGGTTCATAATCTACACCATTTCTACGAATCTTAAAAATTGTTTCTCCATCGCCAAAATCTGCAGAAATGTTATCAATAGGAACAATTGTATTTTCAATAAATCCACTAAGAAAATTGATATAAGTATCAATATTATCATCACCAGCAACTCTTGCTCTAGGTGCTGTGGTGAAAACAATATTGTCATCATCAACAGTATAGTCTACACCAGGAATTAAGATTTCTCCATAGAGACTAACAATTAAATGTTGTGCTGTTGGAGGACTAACTGGCGACGATTGAGATGTAAGGGGGAATGATCTAGTTGTTCCGTTGTATGAATCGATTAATTGAGCTAGACCAGTCCACTTAAGTTTTACCTGATCGTAAGATATACCAGGACTTAATGCAATGTTAGGAGCAGACGTAGTTTTCTCATAGTAAATTACTTCGTCACCAATTAAGATAGATCCATTAGTATCAAGAAAACTATCTACACTTTCAACAACAATAGTATTACTTTCGCTTGTGATTGGTTCTACAATCTTAGTTGCACCGTCTAAAATATCTACATCAAGTTTATCAATATCAAGATATTGTAGGAAATTATTAATAATGTTCTGACCGAGACCAGTTTTTTCTTGAGATCTATAGTAATACTCAAGAAACTTATTAAACAGTGGATATTCTGTCTTTAAAAACTCAGGAGACTGAGAACTAATAGACTGGGAGACCTTATTAATATTCATCTAACTTTAGAAGCAACTAGAATCGTTGAGTGAACCAGCATTTGAAATCGGTGGGATCTCAATTGTCGCAGGAGTAACGGCGTAATCCGTTGGCGTCAAACTATTTAGAGGGATTGTGGGAGGTGGTGTTGTGCCAATTGGGGCAACTGTAATCGATGGAACAGCAATATTAATAACTGTACCAGGAGTAGTTGCTGGAATAGTAGAATTGTTAGCAGGGATAAACATTACTGGGATTTGAATACCCGTAGGAAGCAATGATGATTCTAAAACATCACCAATTCCTGTACCAGTGTCGGTAATAGTAACAGAACCTGAAGGGAGAGGACCTCCTGCACCGATAACATTAACAGGACCAAAACAGACTTGACCATTGTTATAATTTACTGTACCTGCTTGATCATTGGTGTAAATTTTACGAATACCAGTATTGTAATAAGTTCTAAGATTTCCATATCCATCATCTTCAAATTGCTGATCAACACCAGGTCTATCAGCAGTTCTAAAGGTTCCAGAAGAAACTACTGGTTCTTTCTTACAAGTACCATCACCATCATCTTGACTAGGACCACTGTTATATAACTCAGATCCTGTTGCAATACAGTAAGTATTAGTTTGATTTGTATCTGGTTCAATATACTTCAAAAGACTTATTTGAAGCGACGTATCTGTAACAGACTTGTTCGACAATCCAATTGCTTTTTCTAACTGAGATGCTCGGAATGTAGAGTTGAAATTATTAATTTGTGTTTGAGTTGCCCAATCATTTACAGCATTATCAATATCCGATTTAATCTCAGATGCATTAGATCCCGCTCCAGTATCATAAAGAGCAAAAATCTTAACATTGATATAGATGTTATCAGGATCTACAATAACTGGATCAATTGATGCCATAGCATAGGGTCTCAAATCAGCAGCAATTTGCTTTTTGGTAGCATCATTTAGATTTGATCCAGTCCTTGTTTTGATAACAATAAAAACTTTTCCGTAGACAGGTGGATTTAATGCATCTCCACCATACGCAACTACTGATTGTGCATTAGGATAAATTTTTCTTGTGATAATTGCATAATCTTGAGAAGTTACTGCTCTATATTGTGCTGAATAATATCTTGGAGCATTATACTTAATAGATTCTACACTCTCTGCGGCGATGCCCTGTTGAGATTTTTGTTTTACAGTTAATTTAACACTTGACGATGAATAAGCTCTATCATTATTATCAGTAATCTTACCAATAAAACTAAACTTACTTACCTGATTACCATCTGTTCCAGATGTAACCAAATATTCAAGATCAATAACCTCTCCATCTTTTACTGCTCGACCAACGCTATCGTCACCAAATCGAATCTCATACCTCATATCCTCCGTCTCAGACAAGAAATATGAACGAGTTGTAGGTGTTACTGTAGCAACTGTTTCTGCACGACTATAGAGGTCAAATTGAGTAGAAGACTCATTAGGTCTTACTTTTACAACCAATGTCGAAATATCAGCATCTTCGGAAGGAACTTTGTAAGTTTGCTTTGCAAACGTATTAACAACATACGAAAATGTAACTAAAGCTCCTTCACGAATAGTTACATTATTAAATTCTCCAATACCAGTGGTTTGATCTACACTGATAGTAATATCATCTAACACATTCCAAATATAAGCACCACCAGCTGCTACAGATCCCTTCTTTAAGGTTAGAGAAGAAGGGTAAAATCCATCTACCTGCTCAGTCGTTACGGTGAGATTTACACAACCCTTAGATGCTGTAATAGATCTAGGAGTATAATTTAATAGTTTGGCAATATTGACTACATTATCTCTTACTGTTGCCGAAGGCAAAAATGCCTCATTCATTGCCATGTTTGCATTGAATGAGGTGTAGTAAGTATTGTACGCCAATAAGTCAATCAAATATGACAGGGAAGACCCATCAAAATCATAATCACTAAACTCTGTGCGAGTCCTTAGATATGACTTAATAGAAGATTTAATATCCTCAAAATCTAATGCTGTTAAGTTATTTGGTTGCATTACTCGGGTCTCTGTAAAACAAATTCTATTGTTTCAACAATGGGTAAACCAACTACTTGATATTCAATGGATACATTTATTTTATTACTTTCTTCAATTGGAGTAACTTCTACGTTTGTAAGACTTACTCTCGGTTCATATTGATTGATAGTTTGTTTAATTTCATCAGCAAGTGTATCTACAGTAAAAGCATCTAATGGTTCAAACAAAAGATCCGTTACTGATGAACCAACTAAGGGTTGAAACGGTTTTTCTCCAGGTGCAGTTAAAATTAAATTTTTTACTGCTTGCTTTATGGAGTTTTCATTACTTACGACAGAGAGATCGTCCGTAAATGGATTTTTAGCAAAATTAATCGCAAAGTCTTTAAAACTTTTTGATTTTTTAAAATTGTTACCTCCAATCGGTTTTAAAGACATCTCCCTGACATTACTTCACACAAATATATTTATCGCCCTTGTCCACGATAACGCTTTTTAGCATTATTTCGACTAGTTGATGAATACTTTGTGTGTTGTCCAGACCCCTGACGAGTTTTTTTAGGAGTTGATTCAATCATATTGCCGCCAGTAAGCGACTTTTTCATTTTTGCCATAATTAACCTTTAAGTGTTCCGATAAAAACGTTTTTACTAGATCCTGCGACTGTAGAAGTGCATGGAAATGCCAAACTTAGATCTCCATAAGGATCTCCAAATCGACCAGCACGCTTCCCTAGAATGAAAACTGTCTTACATGTAGCAAACAGTTTACGAGCGTGCCCTACAGGTGCTTCACGACCCGCTAATGTACCCTTTGTACACCACCAGGCATTATTGGGTACTGAACCTGGTGGACATCCTTTGGGAATACCAGTATAGTTTACTGCGTGCATGGTCGTAGTAGGATGTGGAATTAATATATCTTGATCCAAAATAGGAGACAATTGATTAATTCTAACAGTCCTCACTACCGACTCTGCTGCCTGTTGAGGTGTTGGTGCCCATGATGTGGTTGCATTCATCAGGGTAACAGTTTTGGGTTTAACCTTAATATCTGTATTTGCTGGGATTGTGCATTTTGGTAAAATGCCTCCACCGAGTCCTGGGTGATGGGTTGAAGCAGTAGCACTACCCGAAGGTTTAGTTGCTCCTACTGCGGATTCACCAGCACCCTTTTCGGGTGTAGTACCAACTCCATGACCACTACATGAACCCTGATATATTGCTGCTGCGAATGACATAGTTAATCTGCGAAAGGATTTCCAAATGCTTTTGCTGCTAAACCAACGGTTCTTGCACTTTTACTATAATCGTGCAAGACAGTAATTATACCACTTGCCTCCCATGGTTGGCAACCAGGACCCTGAATAACTGTACCCATTGTATACACTTGAGTCGTTCTGGTGGTATTTCCCTGATCATCTGTAACCTCACCAGTATCAGTATCTGGTGTTTTTGTTGGTTGATTGCAAACAAAATGGGATGTTCCAATATTAACAGGTGTACAACTTAATGTAACTGTGAGTGTCTCGCTTGGTTTAGAATCGGGACGATATTGGCGCATGATATATTTAGTGAAATTTGTTGCCGTTGGCAAATTAGTAAAACTACCAATATTGGTTTCTACTTTTGTTGCGGGAAGAGTAATTTCTTCAGGATAGACGTCTTGAGTAACATTACCAATCGTTTCTACAACATTGTTTTCTATTGTATCAGTAGTATCTGTAATCGCTTTTTTGAAATCTGCAGGAAAATCTGATAGATCCAAATAACTTGTATCATACTTTGGAACCAGCTCGTCGTACAGCGGATCTGTTTGCTCTTTAGTATAAAGACGCTGACCACGTGTATAGAACTCATCTTCCTCAGGATCCGTCTTAATAAACATGGGTTCTGCCTTTTCTTCTGTAGTTAAGGATTGAGGTACACTATTATAGACATCTTCAATTGCTTGCAAATCTTGAGGAGAAACTTTAACTTCATACTCAGTTCCTTCAGAACCTGTAGGAATAGATTCTACAATGCTTTTAATATTATCAAGTCCTTCTGCACTATATCCAGCATTTACAGTCTCACTAGTTATTTCTTGATATTGATTATTAATTACTAGTTGTGGTCTATTTACTACATCATATCCCTTTCCAGGTTTAATAATTTCTATATCAGATAATGTCCCTCCCGTAAAGTCTCCTTTTATAACTGCTTGCTCATTATTACCACCTTCATCTGAAATTGGTTCAACATCAACACCCTCATCCTTTGTAACAATTTCAAAACTGAGTTTTTCAGTAGTGAGTTCTAGTTTAAACTCTGGATTTCCGTCTTCTGTGCTTGTATTTCGTAATCCTGTCCCACTATCATTAGGACATGTAATACCCAAATCGGGTGGTGCATCCAATTGATCCAAATTAGACCCACCATGAGTGACTTCAAGAACTTGAATCCGCGCCGAACCGCCAGAAATTGTAACTATATCACCAATAGTATATCCAGATCCAGGATTATTTACTCTTATTGAGTGAATGTCATTATCAATTACTGCCTCTTCATCATTTCCATCAACGTCTATTGCTCCAATTATATTGGTTACATCAATATCAACCGTTAATCCGCTCCCTGTACCACCAGAAGTTGCAATATTTACACCAGTATCATATCCAAACAACTCATCATTGACATTTAAGTCCTCTAAACTCTGATTTGAGAAACTATATACGCCAGAATCAATATTTACATCAGTAATTCCGCCATTTTCGTCCAAAGAAATGAACGCAAGAGGAGTTGAAATGGTATTAAAGATGTCTGGAGCTTCTTTATTGACATCTCCCGTGAGATATTGAAGCGATTTATCCAAAAATTCGTACATTCCAACTAAAATTGCACGATCTGGGATGCCATAACCTGCTACAGCGGTAATAACATGGTTTCTACTAGAGGTATATTGCGTATCTTTCGTAAAATCATTACCATTTCCGTCAAGATACGCTACATGATACGGAAATTCACCAATTTCAGTGTGGAAAGTGCGGTTAATTCTATGTCCATTAAGCGTATCACCCACTCTCATGATGTCTTCAGGGTCACCACCAGCGAGAACTGACACAGGACCCACCGCAGAAATCTTCAAATTGATCGTAAAGGTAACTAAAGAGTTATCTGCTAGACGAAGTTGCGTGGATAACGGGAATACTTGCCCCACAGAGAACCCTGTTCCATTGCTTAAAATCTCTGTTAGGATCCATCTGGTGCCATTATATACAGTTGTTGCACCAGAATCGTCATATATTGCTTCAATTCTAAATTTTACTCTCAAATCAATTGCATTTACACCATCATTGATATCAAAAATTTCAAAATCAGTAAATCCTGCATCACCATCATTAGCGTTAGACCAAGG